TAAAGCGATGCGCCCAAGGTCTCGAGGTGATGCGGCAAGAGACAATCGCTCAAGGGATATGATGAATACCGTTATGCGAAACAATGATCGCAGTAACAATAAGAGCGCTGGCACTGGAAGCTATGCTGGACGAGGCAGTACCGGCGCGTCTCGCGGTCCTACTGTCGCGCAGCAAGTGGCCGCTAGGGCTGCTGCAAAACTAAAAGCTAAGAAGGCTAAAGGCCAATCTCGCCGCAAGAAATATGAAGCTGCTGAGACTATGGCCAAAAAGATGAAGCTTATATTCGTAGATTAGGAAGGTTCAACATGACGCAAATAAAATCAGATCCCCGCATTCACCACAGAAACCGTCCAGAGGTTGAGCTAGTACGCGCTCGAAATGCTAAAGGCGGTTTTGTTGCTGACGATCCTAACACGCCTGAGAATGAAGCTTGGGTAGAAAAACCAAAGGCTAAAGCAAAAGCCAAGCCTAAAGCTAAGAAGTAAGCTATGGTAAAGAAGGCCCATCAAAACCCAAAGGGCGGTCTTAATGAGGCTGGCCGTAAGCACTTTGAGCGTAAGGATGGGGGCAATCTAAAGGCTCCCGTCAAAACAGGAACTAATCCTCGGCGCGTAAGCTTTGCTGCTAGGTTCGCTGGGATGAAAGGTTCGATGAAGAATGAAAAGGGTGAACCCACCCGCAAGGCACTGGCTCTAAAAGCATGGGGCTTTGGATCTGTTGATGCGGCGCGTAACTTCGCCAATCGTCACAAAAAAGGATAAGTAAATGGCTCGGCTAAACGTAAGAGATCTGATGGAGCGTGAGGCCAAGGCCCAATCCCGGAAGGATCAATGGCGCACTATCTATGAGGATTGCTATGAGTTCGCTCTACCGCAGCGTAATTTGTACGATGGCAACTATGAGGGAGGCACAGCCGGTCAGCGCAAGATGGGGCGTGTGTTCGACTCCACAGCGATCTCTGCGACACAGCGCTTTGCTAACCGCATCCAGGCTGGCTTGTTCCCCCCTCAGAAGCAATGGTGTCGTTTAGAGACGGGTAGCGGCATTCCAGAAGCACAGACGCCACAGGCACAGGCTGCACTTGACGCATACACAACCCGTATGTTTGAGGTTATGCGCCAGACTAACTTTGATCTTGCTATGGGTGAGTTCTTGTTAGATCTCTGCGTTGGCACTGCCGTTATGATGGTGACTCCAGGTGATGAGGCTACACCTATCCGCTTCACGCCGATCCCTCAGTACCTAGTTTCTATTGAGGAAGGTTCATTCGGAAACGTAGATAACGTCTACCGCAAGATCCGCATGAAGGCGGAAGCGATACCGCAAGAGTATCCAGACGCAGAAATCACGCCAGAGCTGGCTGATGCGATATCACGATCCCCTTCCAAAGAGATCGATCTGATGGATGCTGTGGTTTATGACTACGAGACGGGTGTTTACTGCTACCATGTTATCTGGCCTGCCAAGCAGCAAGAGCTTGTATATCGCACTATGAAGTCTTCTCCGTTTATCGTGGCTCGGTACATGAAGGTTGCCGGTGAGATATATGGCCGTGGCCCATTGGTTACAGCTATTGCCGACATCAAGACGCTTAATAAGACTGTCGAGCTAGTTCTCAAGAACGCATCTCTGTCTATCTCCGGCGTATATACTGCCGCTGACGATGGGGTTCTCAATCCACAGAACGTCAAGATCCAACCTGGTGCAATCATTGGCGTTGCCCGGAATGGTGGCGCACAGGGTCCATCTCTGTCTCCTCTGCCCCGTGCCGGTGACTTCAATACAAGTCAGATTGTAATGAACGATCTTCGCATGAACATTAAGAAGGTCTTGATGGATGATACCCTGCCGCCGGACAATATGTCGGCCCGGTCTGCTACTGAGATCGCTGAGAGATCCCGTGAGCTGGCGTCTAACCTTGGCTCTGCCTTTGGCCGGTTGATCGATGAGACGATGGTTCCTCTGGTGTCGCGCATTCTCTATGTGATGGATCAGGCTGGTTATATCGATTTGCCACTCAAGGTTAATGGCGTTGAGGTTAAGGTAACGCCGGTGGCTCCTTTGGCACAGGCTCAGAAGCTTCAAGAGGTAAATGATATCGTGCAGTTTATGCAGATTGCCAATTCTCTAGGCCCACAGGGTCAGATGGCTCTCTCGATCCCAAGGATCACAGCATTCATTGCCGATAAGATGAACATCAAACAGGACTTGCTGACCACACCGGAAGAGCAAGAAATGATGATGCAACAGATGCAGGCGCAAGCAATGGCCGAACAAGGGCCGCCGACTGCTGATGATGGTGGAGCAACAATGGAGGCTATGCAATGAGTTCACCCGATGGGTGGGAAGGTTTAACCCAAGCAATAAGCGAAAGCCCAAAGGCTGCTGATATAGATGTTCTATACGGCAAGGTGTTTAAAAGCACAGAGGGGCAACGTGTTCTAAGTCATTTGCGCAGCATAACGATTGAGCAACCGACTTGGTTCCCTGGAGAGGATGCGAGTTTCGGCTATGTAAGGACAGGCATGGCAGAGATGGTACGCATGATTGAGAAAAGAATAGAAAGGTCAAACAATGGCTGAAGCAATGGCAGAACAAGTGGAGGCTGACGCCCCAATGATTAACGTAGCAGAGCCGGACACTCCTCAAGAGGATGCGCCGGTTGCTGTGCATGAAGAGCCGCAGGGTGAGCCTGCTGCTGCAAGTGATGATGAGCCGTTGGAGCGGCCAGATTATTATCCAGAAAAATTTTGGGATGAGGACGGCCCAGATGTTGAAAAGCTGGCAAAGAGTTATGCAGAGCTTGAGAAAAAGTTTAAAGCCGGAAAACATAAAGCACCGGAAGAGTATGATGTATCTGCACTTGCGGATCAGGGTTTGGACTCTGACGATCCGACTGTCGCCGTATATCAGGATTGGGCTAAAGAAAACGGGATTAGCCAGGGCGCATTCGAGGATCTCGCAGGCCGTGTACTTGCCTTGTCTAAGGATGAGCAAGAGAGCGTTCAATACGATCAGCGCGTGGAGATGGAGAAGCTAGGGGCCAATGCCTCTGAGAAGATCCAAATGACCGAGCGTGTCTTGATGAAAGCTCCTCTGAATAACTCGGAACGTGAAGCGATAGCGTATTCTCTCAACAATGCTGACGCTATCAATGCTTTCTTAAAGTACCACCAGGCGATTACGAATGAAAACATCCCAATCAAGCCTACGATCCAACAAGAGACCATGAGCCGACAAGATCTTGAGGTTGCTATCTCTGATCCTCGCTGGCAAACCGATGCTGCTTGGCGCACTCAGATGGAACAAAAGTGGTTCCAATCGCAGCAGAAGTGATAGAGACTTGCAATAAATATCGCTTGCGTGTATTTTAGCCGCAACGGCTAACCGTGCTCGGCCCGTTAGATGTAGTAATCTACTGGTTGGCGCGGCCATAACGCGCAAGCGACCGCCCGGAACCTCGGATAACGGAAGCGTTTAATTGAAACGCAAAAGGAGGTTTTTGCAAATGGCGATTAACGTCTCAACCGCGTTTGTTGATCTTTTCGATTCTGAGGTCAAACAAGCGTATCAAGCCGAATCTGTGCTTCGTGGCACAATGCGGACCCGCACCGGCGTTGCCGGTAACACTGTTAAGTTCCCAACAATCGGTAAAGGTGTAGCTACGCTCCGCGTACCACAAACCGATGTTACTCCACTTAACGTCACATACGGCCAAGTAACTGCGACAATGGAAGACTACATTGCAGCAGAATACTCAGACATCTTCCAACAGTCCCACATCAACTTTGATGAGCGTTCTGAATTGGTACAGGTTGTATCTAAGTCTATTGCTCGGCGCATGGACCAGATCATGATCGATGCTCTGAACGCGGCCACTGGCACATCTACTGTTGCAACAAGCATTGGTGGTGCTGGCACAAACATGAACATCGAAAAGCTCCGCGCTACTGCGAAAGCTATGAATGAGAAGAACGTACCTTCTGAAGGCCGTAACTTGCTCATGCACGCTTCTCAGCTCGATGCTTTGCTCGGTGAAACTGAAATCACAAGCCAAGACTTTGCTTCTGTCAAAGCTCTTGTCCAAGGTGAGATCAACACATTCATGGGCTTCAACATCTTGACAATGGGCGACCGTGACGAAGGCGGCATTCCTAAGCCTTCTACTCGTACTTGCTTTGCCTGGCACAAAGATTCGATGGGCTATGCTGAGTCGATGGCTCAGAAAACCGAAGTCAACTATGTCCCAGAAAAGACATCGTTCTTGGTTAGCTCCATGTTCTCTGCTGGTTCCGTCTCAATTGACGGCGAAGGCATTGTCAAAATTTCTTGCACTGAATAAGGAGAATAAGACATGGCATTCGCAACAGCAAATTGGGCAACCGTTGGCGCTTCTAAAAGCG